TGCTAGTGTTAGTTCCACACGTTCTGCTCTGTTCTCTTCAGTATCCTCATGGATACAAGTATTAACATAAGATTGTAAAGCAAAACCTACAGTTGTTATGGCATCTTTTAACATTATACATTCTCCTCTATAGTTATTTCAGTTTGACCATCAGCTTGTAGTATAGTTTCTAATTTACAATTACTTAAATCATAATCTTTTAAAAAATAAAATTGTACTAAACTATCTTGCTTACACTCTTTTAATCTTTCTATTAATTCTTTAACTTTCATTCTCAATCTCCTCTTGCCATGTGTCTATGACATCATCTCTAAAAGTTTCTTGTTCGTACTCTCCATTGGCTAGTTCTGACAATAGTTCTGGTATATCTGTATCAGTACCTAACCAATTCTCTATCATTTCTTTTGTTACTTTAGTCATCATCATTCTCCTTATCTTTTTTAGGATCGTAGGCTCTTGGGTCATTAGGTGCTACATAATCACTCCAATGCTTACTTTCATACTCACCTTCATTCTCTCCCCACTCGCTGATACCTCCTTGATGTTTAAGATCAAAGAATTTTACAACGTCAGTTAAAGCATCCATCATCTCTTCTACTTCAGAGTAACGTAAACACGTTACCCCTCCATCCATAAGAGTGTTGTTTACTTCTCTAACTTTATTTACTAATGCTAATGTTTCTTTACTTATTTTAGGTGCTTTAGGCATTTGCTTTCTCCTTTAAATAGTTATCAATCATAGATGTTTGGTCGTCTACAAAATCGTCATCATCTGCTTCCTGCACATTGACAATTTCTATATGATCACGATCTACTAATTTTTTTAAAAATGTTTTTGTGTCTTCATTATTCATTTTATTAATGGTGGTCATAGCTTCTTCGCTTACAACCAACGCATTTAAATCAAGAAAATAATATTTCTTACTCATATCTTTCTCCTTCCTCTAATGTTTTTAATAGTTCCGCTACATAATTTTCATCTACATAGGTTAGCCTTCCTATTAGATATGCTACGATCTCATCTTTTGTATGCAAGCCTTGACTTAAAGCCTCGCCTACTAGTTCTTCATGCTCGATTACTAAGTCGCTCATTCCACTCATTATTCTTCCTCCTTTTGACTTACATTGCCATNTAGACATTGGTGTTTCTTGTTCTATGTTAATTTGATATTGTTTCGTTGCCAATTGTACAAGGTCATCATCAAAGTGCTGTGGAAAAGCCATTACCACATACACCCAATCACAATCCTCTTCCCAATAACGGTCATCACCTTTATAAGGTTTGGCACACGGAAACATAAATTTTAAGACTTCGATGCGATCCTTTGATAAAACGTAACCGCCATGCGATGGGGTCGTTACCAAATGAATGCCTTGTGCGATGGGAAGGATATTGTCTGCCTCCCCCCAGATAGTGTGTTTAATATAATCTTCCATTTTAAAGTTCTCCCTTTCTAAGTTTAATGTATCACATAGTATATATGGGTGCAAGCATTATTAATATCAAGTGGTACAAAAAACTTTTTTGCGCTTTATATATACGGGTCAAATATATTTTTGTGTTTGAAAATGAAAATATGGGAGAGAAAAAGTGTAAAAGTGCAACGAGTGAGTTTGCAATGTTCTGTAACCATTGCTCATGGTACATTGACAATGGATGAGTTCGTTACACTACTCGTTACAGTTCGTACCAATATTGGGTGTTTCGTACCACTTTATAGTTCGACGTGAAAAACAATTTTAACTTTTTATTTTTCTTTTATTGTTTTTGCTAGTATATATAAGACTATGAGTAAGTTAGATAAAAAAGCATTAGAGATTGAAGAAGAACATAATCGTAAACTAACTAATCGTCAAAAAGAGTTTGCTAGATATTATGTGGAAGGAACGTATTCTAATGCAGAATGTGTCCGTAAGGCGGGTTACTCTGATACAAATGGAATTGCTAGAATACAAGCAAGTAAATTGTTAAATCCTAAAATGTTTCCTCATATTACAGAATACATTACAGAATTAAGAGAAGAGAGAGAAAAGAAATATGGTGTTACTCTTTTAGGTCAATTGAAACGATTTTCTGAGTTATCAAAATCTGCAGAAGAAAATGGTCAATATTCTGCTAGTATTAATGCCGAAAGAATTAGATCTGCTTTAGGTGGTTTAACAATTGATAGAAGAGAAACAAATCATTATCATGCAATTGAAAATATGAGCAGANATGAGATAGAAAATCGTCTGAAAGAATTAAGAAAAAATCATCCTCAAGTTTTTGTAGATGCGGAGTACACAGAAGTCAATGACTCAACAACCAGAGAGTCTAATGTGGAACAGATTGAAGGAAAATCTGCCGAAACATTGGAACACGACTAGAATAGAAAATCGCTACGGCGGAGGTATTCCAGACGTACATATATGTGCTGATGGTTTTTCTTTCTGGGTCGAACTAAAGGTAACAAAAACTAACCGAATTGCTATTAGTTCCCATCAAGTGGGTTGGAATTACGCCTATTACCGTTCTGGAGGCGTTAGCTTTTACTTGGTAACCCCCCTCTTATCCCCCCACCTATATTTGTTTGAGGGAAGGTATGGAAGGGAGTTAAAGGAGCATGGTCTGGCTACCACAGGTTCGGGAACAGTTGTCCCCTGTGCATGGTCGGGGGAAGGTTGGTCGGGTCTGATCGGAGCGATGACATCGGGTCGGGATCGGGTCGGGAATTCGGGTTCGGGGTTCGGGACAATCGGGTCGGGAGTCGGGGGCAATGACAACAATTGGAATAGCAATAGTAACATTGACCACCAGGAATTAAATAAGCCCCTGGAAAAAAATCAAAAATTAGATCTTAAAAATATTTAGGCCTGGGCGCGCCGTCCGGCAGCTGCCGGCAGGGTTTAATATTTATATTAAAATAAATCATAAAAAACTTTTATTCATTATAATCATATGATACAATTAATTATTATTAATCAACTAAGGAAAAAACGTTATGTCTAAAATGTACAACGACTTTAAAAAAGAACTTCTAAAAAATGGAGTTGCCGATTCACGCGTTGAATCATTAGCGCAAGCCGTCAACCAACTACACACGGCTTGTAGTTTTTTGGATCTAGACCAACGCGCTAACTTCTTCGAAAAATACGCGTATACTATTGATCTTGTCGACAGCTTCGGCAAGGCCGAAGAGTGCGCACGTTTTAAAGATGTAAAAAATCTTTATCATGGTAATGATTTCGATGATGCGGATGATTGCAATAATTTTAATGACTTCATTAATATAGGGCTGTAATAAAATGAAAATTAGATTAACCGAAATTAGCAACAATAAAAAAGTTGGGCGCATTCCGGTAACTACTACGGAACGCGCCAGCTGTCCGGATAGTTGCAAATTAAAAAATATTTGTTATGCGCAAAAAGGAAAAACGCGCATGATATGGGAAGAAGTAGAAACCGGAATCAATACCCGCTGGCAAACTGAATTCGAAAATGACTGGCTTGTAATCATGAAAAAAATCGCGCGCTTTCCGACCGGCCAACTATGGCGACACAATCAAGCCGGCGATCTACCAAACCGCGGGGCGGATAATGAAACTATTGACCCCGTAAAGCTTGGGCAATTGGTAAAAGCTAACTACAAAAAAAACGGCTATACTTACACACACAAACCCGCCACCCCCCAAAATATTGCGCTTATATCGTTTGCGAACGAGAACGGCTTTACGATTAACCTATCCGCGAACGATCCGGCGCACGCGGATAGCTTGGCGCGTCACGGGTTGCCGATCGCGGTGGTTGTGGGTGATAAACCTATAAAGAAAACCCCGGGCGGGTTGCCCGTTGCAATGTGTCCGGCGCAAGATAAAAAGAAAAATATAACATGCGCCGTCTGTAAACTATGCGCGAACCCTAACCGCCGGGCGGTTGTTGGTTTTTTAAAAGACTAACCCGCGCCCCCATACACTAGCCCCAAGCCCCCGCGATTGTCGGGGGCTTTTTTTTCGGGATCGGGTCGGGATCGGGTCGGGAATTCGGGTCGGGGCTAT